AAATGCCGAATCTTTACTCTTGGTGATTCGTGGTGGAACAATAATACCTTTCTCAAAGAGATAAGCATAAGTCAATGAATCCCACATACGAGTTTGTGCAAAGACGTCCTCAAAGTTTGTCTTGGTGTCATATGCAAGAGTTACTCCTAATTCAAGTAACTTTAATTTTTCTTCAAGTTTAATAATGAGTTCAACGTCTTTAATGTTATACTCAATAAATTTTTGATAGTTCAAACGATAGAGTGAGTGTAGGTTATCATACTCATCATAGGAGATTTTGCCTTCACCCAATTCAACTTGAGCAATGGCATCGAGGCGATAGGACTCTTGTGACTTTCCACCAGGAGCATACCATTTGTACAGTTCAATATAATCGAGAGATTCGACACCAAGTAAACCATAGGCAGTCAATTGCCGGCCATTGATTGTAGTATTCCGCTCAGAGATATAACCCCACGGAGATAGTTTCTTGGTCTCTGGTTCGCCAAGAATTTTACGGAATCGATTGATGAGATATGGTATATCAAAGAACTTTGTATTCCAACCAGTAATGATATCGGGGTATTTGTCTTTCCAAAACTCCATAAATTGCTTACAGAGATTATATTCATCTTTACAACGAATGTATACTTCATTACCTTGTACTTCATATTCGCCACAACCGAAAACAAAAGGTGATTGATTTAGAAATTTAATACAAATGGCGGTGATAGGTTCATTTGCTTGATACGGGTCAGGAAATCCATTCTCAGAACCAACCTCAATATCGATTACGGCAATTTGAACTTTAGTAAAATCATAATCGACCATACCGCTGTGTTGGTCGGCAATAAAGGCATATTCAAAACGAGTTTGGCCATAGATTGTTGGTGTACCAGGCACACCTTCAAATTGTTTAACATAATCTCTTGCTGCACTAATATCGCCAAAGATTTTTTGGTCAAGATAATCACCGTTTAACGAGGTAAACTTGGTGATTTTTTTAGATGGAATATAAAGCGATGGAGAGTATTCAATTCTCTCTCTTATCGCCTTACCATTTTGAATGCCTCGATAAAGAATATTATTGCCGAAGCTTTGTACATTAGTATAGAAGTTGCTCAAGTTAGCCTGTAATGATTTGTTGTTTTGATATTACGATACCAGAACCAAAGACGCTGTTATAATTATTAACAAAATCTTCTGCTGGAACATAGGAGTATACTACATTCTTCTTAGCAATGGCAAGCGTAGACCCCTTCTTTTGTTCGGCATGTAGTGGGAAAGGTGCAAAACCAACGTTAGGTTGACCGGTCTTGGGGTCACGAACAATGGCAATACCAACAGGGTTTTCTAAAACGAATTCGGTTTCTGATTCTGATTCAATTTCACCAAGAATTTCTTCTCCGGTAACGAGTTTCATAGCTAATATTTTCATTTAGTTATCTCCAGGTTATAAATAAGTATGTAGTTGATGTGATTATACGTTATTCTCTCCTTCCTGTCAATCTGACATTTGGTATTCTTTATCATTTCCAATAACACAACTAAAAGAAATCAAATGTCCGACTCTATCGTTGCCGGCGCTCAAGGTGCCGTTAATACTCTCAAAGCTGCTCAAGGTGCAGGCAAACAACTAGGCTCTGTGGTTAGCGACCAACAGGCTGATATGGAAAAAGCTGTTCAACAACAACATATCAACAGAATGAAGGCCAAAGCCGAACAAGATTACTTAGCCACATTGGCCGAGTTTAGAGCTTACGAAAAATATCAAAAACAAAAAGCTCATCAACAAAAAATTGACCAGTTAAAACAAGAAGCTACTAAAAAATATGGTAAAACTGCTTGGGCTGAAGTTGAAGCAACCAAAGCAAAAATGGAAAAAGATAGAGCCGATGAATTAAAATACATGGATAAAGATAGGCAGAAACAAATTCAGGTTTTTTGGTGGTGTATGACGGCTGCGGCTTTAGTAACATACTTTTTTAAGTTGTATAAATTATAAATGAATATGCAACCAATAGTTTTCGTGCTTATTCTTATATTTTGTTTTTCTTTAATGGTGATTGAATCAGGAGCGTTTAAATAATAAACTGAAATGGAGGTATTATGAATAAATTACCGCAATTAATATTTGCGATTGTATTGATTGGCAGTTTAACTCTTATGGCATTAGAAACTATAGTTAAAATGACCTAATTTTGTTTTTCTATTCGTTTGAATTCTTCATCTTCAGCGATTGCATCATCAATGTCTTTTGGTTCAGGTGGTTCAGCACCAGTGCATGAACCTCCATTTTTAAACCATAACTCCATGGCTTGTTGACGGTACTTTTCTAAATCGGATGTCATCTGCCTCTACCTGCCTTTCGCATAACAGTCATCTTAGGAACAAATGTTTGTTTTGGTTTTGGTGCTGATGGAGTTTTTGCTTTAGGTAATGTTACTGCTGGCTTTTTTGGTTCAGTCATAATATCTCCTTGTTGGTTGCGGGGGAAGGAATCGAACCTACGGCCCCTGGATTATGAGTCCAATGCTCTACCTCTGAGCTACCCCGCTATAACTATATAGTTTGTGTTTTTAAACGTTTTGCAATAGCTCTTTTAATCTTAGCAACATTTTTCTTACGAGCACCGTCTAACATCTTTGTTAATTGAGAAATGTTTAATGGACCTAATCTTGGTTTACCATTTTTCGTTAACATCGGATTTTTCTTTTTTGATTTCGAAACTGCCATGATATAGTCCTTGAAAAAGTGGAGCGGTGGTCTAGATTCGCACTAGATGAGTAAGTTGGACACCTACTCTGGTTCTATACCCCGACCGCATATGTAATACTATAACATTATATAGGTTGATTGTCAATAGTTATTTGTGGTATATTTTTCCAACCTATAGGTTCTATTTTAATTTCTGAATCTGGATTACTAACACCTTCAAATACTTCCCAAAGTTTTTCTTTGATAGCAAATTTGGTAAATAAACCAGCTTCATATCCGTGTGCTTCTATTTCCCAAGGCTGAACCCAATAATCAATGGTATCAGAATCCACTCTTTGGCCTTTCCAACGAGATAATCTTTCATTGGTTTCACCATAAACATATTGTTTAACATGAACCATTTCATGTGCTAATGTTTTGAGAATATCATAACCACCAATGCCAGAATGTAACTCAATTTCAAATTCTCTAGGTTTACCACTATCATTATAATCTTCTACCGAAGCATAACCATAAGCAGGTAAATCTTTACTAAACTTTATCCGAACAAAGATGTTTTCTAACATTTTTTCAGATATTAGTTCCTGAGCGTAAAACTGAGCAGCTCGCTTGACATAAGGTCTAAAGCGTTCTTTATCGGGACAACCAACTATACTTAACTTCATTAGGTCTCTCCTTAATAAATTGACCCAATAATCGTAGCGCTCTGTAAATGCTCACATAACCTTATTTATGAACTATATCAATTTCACCTGGTGAAATCTTTGTACTACCACTCACCATTGTCAAACCAAACACGAATGGTGATTGGCAATAACTCAATCAATAAGGCATCTTGTTCCCACACCTCATTGGTCTTATTGTATGCACAAGAAAGCCTCCAATGAAACGGATTTAATTTAAGTGTAATATTACAACCGGAGTACATTATCCAATCAATCATTTTAGTCCTAATTGAAATTTAATATATTTGTCCTTCAACATATCAGGTATGTTTAGATATGGTTCTTCTAAAAGAAATGGACAAGGAGCACCCCATCTTTTTTCATTCAAAAAACATCTGAATAGGTTTATGTGATACTTATTTCTTGGATCAAACAAATATTTTGGATTGCCCAATGTTTGAAGTTCAATTAATTTACTCATTTCACATACTCCAAATTATCTTTACGCATATAGTGAATAACTTGTGTTTCACCTGTAGGTATAGCTTTGACTACAGGAATGAAAGTGATGCCTTCAATCTCATTGGTTGCCCAATTTGAGTAGGTATAATAGATGTCTTGATTCGTTTTTGAACGAACCTTTTTGAGAACGGCTTTACCGCCAGTTGTAGTGGCAATATAACCAGGTCGAGAGGGTTTAGTTTTGTTCCAGTTTTTCATAATATAATTATAACTCAAAAAGAGGGGGCTGTCAAGAGCCCCCTGTATTATTTACCGTTTGGGTAGTTCAATTGTTCCCATTCCTCATCGGATACAGGCCACCAGTTACTCATCTTTGGATTTTACGGTAATTTTCTTTACCGCATCTTGAACCTTTACCATGTTCTCCAACCAAACTTTAAGCATACCATTTGCAATCTCTGCGTCCTTAATCTCTACCTTGTCGGCAAGAGTAAAAGCACGATTGAAATTACGGTTAGCAATACCTTTGTAGATATAACTATCAGCATCATCGGAACTGTCAATTGTAGAACCTTTGATTACCAACTTATTACCTTCTAAAGTAACTTCAATATCAGTTTTAGCAAAACCAGCAACTGCCATTTCAATGACATACTTGTTTTCTTTTACTTGTTTGATATTGTATGGAGGATAACCAGGTGATGCTTTGGCTACTGTTTCTGAGATATCACGGATCTGGTTCAATACATCATCGAAACCGACCGAGAAAGGATCCAAAGATTTGGATAGGGAAGACCATTGTGGAAATAATAGATTTGTGCTTGTCATGTGTTCTCCTTAAATTCAAGCGAGTTAATCAAAACTGTGGCCTCAGATGAGCACCACACATATAGTATACTAGTATTTATACTAGTTTGTCAATAGGCACCTGGTTTTTTACCAATATTATATTTGGGAGTTAATTCCCAATCGTCTTTTTCTTTGTGGGAAAGTATCTTAATCTGTGATAGGAAGATAGGAGGAGGTTCTTCAATCTGTTTGGTATTAACAATCTTTACCAGTCCCCAGTCGGATAAGAGTTTGGCAATGGCATTCCTACGAGATAAATCATTTTCGGAAATGTCAGTTGGTTTACCATCCAAAGCAAAGAGTTCTTTGAAATGTACGATATAATACTTACCTTGCTTATGTAGGATATGGCAAGATTGGTACAGTATTCTGTCTTTTTTGGAAGCTACACCAATGCGTGTTAATGTTTCACGAACTTTTAAAAAATCATCTTTTTCACTTAGTGTAACTTCAACTAAATCAATAATTGAAATCATTACCTGTTCACTCCGCCTTTATCTGTTTTTATTATTATTTCAGCGATTTGTTCTTCAGTAAGAATCCGCAAAGCTTCTTTAGCTTTCTCATTGGAGTAACCAAAGTATGTTTTAACGGCTTCTATATTTTTATCAGTCGATGTTTTCTGCCAAGGTTGAAATTTCCTTTTCATCGACCTTATTGTATTTAGATAAAACTGATACTGCATATCTTTATCGATACCAGGACTGAGGTTTAACTCATTGGCATATAGTACACAGTCTTGATGAAACGACAAGGCACGGTTGACCACAAACGGAACATAGTCTTTATAGTCCAGTTCATCCTTAAAAGGATTCTTTTTAGTTTGTAGTATTGACGGGACAATCTCTTTAAATAAATCAGGCATTTTTTAAATTCCGAACAGCATTGGCTAAAGCATCATCAACGTGCTGGATTGGAAATACCTTGTTCAATTTATCAACATTCATATTACAATTAGACCTTGGTGCATTTGTGGCTGCAGTAAATTCTTCCTTTGTAAACCATTCTTTGTTCAGACCCATAGCATCCGAACACTCTTTAGTAGTTTTGGTGCCAGCATTACCAACATTATAAATTCCTGGTTTAGGTAAATTTACGGCAAAGAATACAGATGTAGCAGCGACATCATTAATATAACTTAAACTATTCTCAAAGTCAATCAATTTATCATACTTAACCAATTTTGTTAGATAGTTTTTAGGATTGTGTTCATCACCAAAAGGTAAACGAATCCGTAACAGATAAGATTTTTTCATGTATGGCATTAATAGTTCTTGAGCAAGTGCTTTTGAACCACTATAAAATGAACCATTATTGAAATCAAAATTAGGTGGATCTTCTTCAGTCCAACCACCAGTTTTATAACCTGTATATACACAACCACTACTAATGTGTACAATAGGAGTATGACGATTATTCAATTCTAATTTTAAAGGCCAAATTACATTACCATCAATACATTCTTGTTTATGAATTTCACAAGCGTCAACATTAGGAAA